AGGGAATCCATCCATTAGGAATGCATAACCTTCTCTAGCATTTACAGCAGGTGTTGGACTTACACCCATATCAAAGGCATCTACTACTCCTGCATCTGTATTAAACTCAAATAATCCTGTATATAAGTTTTGAATATCTACATCACCTGCAAAGGTTGAGGTAGTGTTTCCTGCTGTACCACCTGCCAATGTAGTTGTTGCGTTACCATCACCAATTCCTAGGTATGCTTCATTTGGGTCATAAATAGTTACTCTATGTGTTGGTGCGGTCGTTCCAAATCCAAAACTTCCATTAGTCATTAAGAATGTTGCACCATTTAAAAAGGTTGAGGTGGTAGAGTCTGAACCTCTTAGAGTTGAAGTTGTTGAACCATCTCCCAAGGTTAAGTCTTCTAGGATTGCTCCGTCTACTGCCATTGTGCCTATATCTAGCGTTGTAATATACGCAGTTCCATCAAAGTATGCGTCTTTCCAAGATTTTGCTGCTGAGCCTATGTCGTAGGTATTGTCAGCTGTAGGCAATAAGGCGCTAGGTATGTCTGCTGGTGGAGAATCAACTACATAACCTCCGCTTCCAACAAACACCCCGTCATTTTGCACAAGTTGCTTAATCTCTTGAGGTGAACCTGTAATTGTTAGTGCATAGGCTCCACCCACAATAAGAAACAGAGCGACAAGTGATATGCCTAAACTTTTCTTAAAATGTTTCATATTTTTTAATAGTTAATTCTTTAGTATGCCTTTTTCAAAACCACAGCAGCCCATAATCCACCATTTGCAGCTGCTGTTGAGATATCAACTCTGCAGAACTTAGCAGCTACTGGAGTTATGGTTATGTTCTTGGTAGAGGTGGTTACTGTGCCAGGAGTCCAATTATGTATTATCGGTCCAGCTCCATGTGTTACAGATATTGCAGAGTCAACTGTGTAGCCATCTTCATAAAACCATGCTTCATTTGCAGTAGAAGTTGCAGAATATACATCTGTTATTTTGTCGTTTGTAAAGGCAAGAGTCCATTGATACTTGGTTGTTGCTCCAGCTGGAAGTACCATTAGCTCTAAATCCATTTGATCTACTCCATCACAGTTAAAAGCTAGTGTTGAAGAAGCAGCTCCAGCAGTTTGAGTAGCAACTGCCATAGTAGATGTTGAAGACTGATTGAGTAAAAACACTTCTTCGGTTACAAAGTAAGCTCCACCAACATCTTGTAGCTCTGTCTGTGGCTTACTCAAAAGCTCTTGAACCTCTTCTGGTGTGCCTTCTATAGTTAGTGCATAACCTACTCCGACTATAAGTAAGAGAGCAGCAACTGAGACACCTATTTCTTTGATATATTTCATATCTTTTATGTTTTTAATAGTTAGCATATTTATCTTGCTTCGTTAATTTTTTCTACTGGGGCTTCGTCTGATTCTTCTAATGACCTAATATCATTAAATGCGGCTTCTATTATTCTAATCGCCTCCCAAGCTATTTTCACCGAATTACCAACATCTTCATTGGCTCTTTCATTCCCCTGTCTATCTTGAACAAACGAAAATATAAAGTTTGTCATTGGATTTGAGTTCGAGTCCTTTTTTAATACACCCGAATTGTATAAACAGTATAAAAGAACTTTTCTTACTGCCTCCATTAATACTGGGTTGTCTATAAACAGTTGAATTTGCTTCAACTCTTGCGCGCTTAGAGTGCTCTTTAGAATTTGCGTATCTTTTGCCATATATTAGGCGGACAATGCCGCATTACTTGTTAATTGTGGATTTGTTTGTGGTTCAACTAACCGAGGTTGTTCATCTAATCCGCTAAAGTCGATTGGTGAAAGACCAGATGCCTCAATAATATTATTAAATAAGTCAGCTATTGGGGGGTTAGCAAGAACTTGAGGATTTGATACTACTTGCCTGAATATGTTTACTAGCTTATCTACCCTTCGTGCAAGATATTCCTGCTTTCCTGCAATATTAATTTTTATGCTAACTGGAGCGTCTTTAAGCTCGTCGCCTAAGACCTTTAATAGCTTTTTGTTTCCCTTTGTAAACCGACTTTTCACCTTTTCCTTTGCTATCTCTATCTCCTCTGGGAATATTGTCTCTCCTGCTAGTATCCTTCCCTTAATTATCTCGTTAGCTCTGTTCTCGGTTAGCATATCGACTACTTCTTGCATTTCTTTAAGGTCAAGTTCAGCTAGGAACTCCTGTTTTTTACTAGCTTCTCTTGCAATATGTGGGATTATCCAATCTCTATATACTTCATCTAGGAATGTTGCCAGCTTACCCTTGCGATATTCGTGTAATGAGTGTGATTCTGCTGCTTGAAACTCTATTGATTTGAATGGAGTACCTGATTTAGGGGCATCTCCCATAATTGCTTCCTGCGCTCCACCCATTTGCCTACCATGATTCTCCCAGTCTGATATTGATTTATCAAATAAGTTTATGTTGCGAGGGAATGTATCAATTTGTCCTATTCGCTTACCATCTTCTAATACTAAAATCTCGTTGTTTTCTACTTCATCTAGCTTATTTCTGCGTTCAAATGACTGATCGTCGGTCTGTAAGATTACTTTAGAGGCAGAATCAAGCATGCTTTTGATCCTTATTACATCAAAGTTGACCCAAACCTGTGATTCAAACAACTCTTCTGCGCCACCAAGGCCTAACGCTCTACCGTAAATTGGGTCTCTTAATATAAGCTTAAATGGACTTTCTTTTTCTTCTTTCTTATAAAGACATACACCCTGTTTGTTTCCTTTTTGGTCTGCGTAATATCCAACTATCTGCATTTGAGGGATGTATTTGTAGTCTTCTGTGTATTCTTCGTCTTCGTCAAGGTATTGTTCTGGTAAGGCTCCGTGTATTTCATAGATTTCTATATACTTGCCAGGAGTCTTTGTGCTTAATCCGTCGTTTCTATCTTTAACCTTTGAATCTAACGATAAGGTTATAAGTTCTTCTATGCTAATAGAAGCACCATTTGCTTCATTTCCCCAGCCAACTTTTCCTTTTTCTTTAAGTTGTTCTGGTGAGTAGAAGTGTTTAAGGCAAATTGGACCAGATAAGATGTCTGTTTGGTCAACGAATGCTATTGATTGCATTGGTACGACCTCTGGGACTGCATCTGCTGTCTTTTTAAGTAATGCTCCACCAAAGTCAACATAAGACTCAACCATATTGTCTATGAAAGTATCTATGTTGTTCTCTCTTGCCCATCTTTCGTGGAATTTCTTTATGAGGAATGATTTAAAAAAGTCTTCTGAGTTATCTACAAACAACTCAATATCTTTGACATCAAATCCTTCTGCTCGGTACTGCAAGTTAAGAATTGGTCTTGTAATGTTTTTAAAAGGCTTATTATCGTCTTTACCTGTTTTATAGGTACTATTCTTGTAAAGTACAGAAAGTTCGATATGATCTCGCATCGACCACTCGTATTCACCTAAGACCTGTACCTTTCCAGCGTAAGCCGTCTCCTCGCTAGTTATATAACTATAAATATCTTGTGCTATTTGCATAAGTTTTTAAATTAAACTTCTTTTTAAGTTTCTACACGTAATCATTCGGAATAAAGGGTGAATAAATAATCTTTTTCCTTTAAAGACCGACAATTTTAGTTCTGCTGATTTCTTTTTTCCTTCAAATAGCTGTATATAGCCATAGGTTTTGATCGTTGTTTTAGGCTTTGTTTTAAGCACAGCCTCATCTACTGTATCGGCTTCGCCAACAAGCTCTTCGCCGTTAGCTTTCAAGATTACTTTATATTTTGACATATAGTTATTTTAATTTATCGCACTTAAATTGTTTACAAATATCGGGTCTTTTATCGTAAATAGTACATTTATTATTCTTTAACTTGGTGCATTTAAAGGGTAGTTCTACACAAATTAACCCACGCCATTCTGTTAGCTTAATGTTCTCGTGTAATTCTGCCCATCTAGTAAAGTCGCTTGGTTCATCTCCTATTGGGATTAGCATAAACTTACAGCAATCGCCACATTGAGTCTCGCAATTAGATTCACCTGGCAGGGTTTTCTTTTGGTTTGACATAAGGTTGTCTATAAGATTGTCTATGCTCCTCTCTTCTAATTACAGGAACTAGGCTTATAATGGCGTATTTTACAGCATCTAAGCAGTGATCAAACCCTGGCTCTGGGATATTTAGTATCTTTCCATTCTTGTCTGTTTGCCAGAGGTAGTTTCTATATTCCTTTATCAGGTTAATGCTTCTCTTGGTTACTGATATTCTACGCTCTTGTACTTGGTTTATAGCCCATTGGTTGTATGTTTTAAGTCCTCCGCCTGGCTGTTTGGCTTTCTTAGCACCTGTAATGTTTACTCCATACTGTCTAATGTCCTCTATTGACTTGGGTTCTGCACTATCAGCTACTACTAAACAATCTCTTTGGTTCTTTAAGAAGTCTGCTATCTCTTTGTTTAACATTCCTTTTCTGTATAGAATCTCATCTAAGATATAGCCACCATCATGATAATAGACTGCTACGGCTGTACTAGGGTCGTTAGTGAACCCAAAGTCCAGTCCGATGCGATCTAGTCTAGCCTCATGCGGTATTTCGTCTATAATTTTCCAGTCCGAATAGATCTTGCCCTCAACTTCTCCTAACTGTCCTTCACCATAAACTGACCACCAACCTTTTCTTCCTTTTCTTTGTTCTATTGAGTCAATTATGTTCTGTGATAGGGCTTCGTTGTCCTTGTAAGTCAGGATTATATGATCTACATCCCCTCGGTCTTTTACCTTATCGTAGAACCAAAACTCATTCGTCGGGTTCCAGTCTAGGAATATAAAGTCTTTTGTTCTGACTTCAAGTTGATCAAAGGCATCAAATGGTATGTTATTGCACTCGTTAATGAATAATCGGTCTCGTCTTGGACCTCTGACTTTATCGGGTTGGTCTGCAGAGAAAAACTCAATCTTGCTTCCAGTTTCAAATGTGTAGGTGTAATCTGTTTTGTTCCAGTCTTTATCTTTATAATAGCCATGTTCTTGCATTATTAGTAAGAAATCTCTACAAACTCCTCTTTTAAGGTGAGGGAAGGATTCAGATACTATGCTTGTTAAGGTGGGTTTTTTGTCTGTTTGGGCTTTTGCTATTAAATAAAGCACGATTGAGACCGTTTTACTGGCTGAGGTGCCTCCTTGCACGGCTCTTATACGCTTTTTGAGCTTAGTTACTCGCTTTGTAGCTGTTGTTTCTGAGTACATATTAGAGTAATTTATCAGGCACTGCGTTTAATCTAGCTTTGCATATTTCTATGTATTCTGGGGTCATATCTATTCCTATATAGCTTCTGTTAAGCATCTTAGCTGATACAAGGGTTGAGCCACTTCCTGCAAATGGATCAAGTATTGTATCTCCTTCTTTGCTTACTAAGGTGATAAGCCAAGACATAAGGGTTAGGGGTTTAACTGTTGGGTGGTTGTTTTTAGATACACCTGTCCATTCTTCTACATCAGGGTTTTCACAATGACACCCCGATTTATAGCTCTGCTCTGAATAAGTTTTACCGCATTTTTTACACTTAAAATGCCAACTTTTTACAGTTATGTCCTCCAACTCCTCACACCCCTTATTCCTCTCACTCTTACTTGCTTTAGGGCAAATGAGCATCGGATATACCTTTTGCACTCTCTCTGGTAGCTTTTTAATGTTTTCATTAAACCAAATATCTAAGTCAAAGTATCTGTTAAAAGATCCATCTTTGTTATATCCTTGAAATTTACCTTGCCTTTCAGACTTACTTTTTTGTAAAGAGTTCCCGCCATAAGGATTAAACTTTGTATTATGATTTTGTCCTGTCCAACCTATATAATTTTTGCCATCATCTAACGCATTACCCGTACTGCATAAATTAGCTGGAAATCTGCCTTGATTGTTAAACTCATTTTTACCTTTACCTCCATCAAAATTCACTGTATGATTATCAAATTCTGCTTTTTTAGAAAACTTATTCCTTCTATCCCTACACCCTTCTGCCACACTCTTATCCCCCTCACTAACATAAGGTATTCTCGTTCCATCTATGTTTATCCCACCTGTTCCATACTTCAAGACATTCTCTGCTACTGTCTTTTCTGATAAAGGTTTACGAGCCATACAGATAGGTTCGTGAGCAGGTTTAAGAGCAGTTCCCCAGCCTTCCCATTCAGAGTTGCCTTTGGTTATATAGTCTGTTTTCCCCACTGTTCCACTCTCGTAAAGAGTATTTGATTTATCGCATTTTTCTCGGCTATTTGGGTTTCTGCCCACTTTCTCCCTTTTATTACCCCGCAACTGGTCAACTTTTTTCCCGATGTTCAAACTTTTTGGAAATCCGCTAGCATAACACCATTCAATCATATCTCGGATTTCAAATCCTGCATCTTCTATTGCTACTGCCATTCTATGATAAGTTCTTGTTCCACTAAAAGCTAAAAGATAACCACCTGGTTTTAATACTCTTAGGGCTTCACTCCACATCTCCACACTGTAAGCTATACCGCTTGCATCCCATTTCTTACCCATAAAGCCCAACTCATAGGGAGGATCAGTTACAAT